GCAGCCCCTGGACAAGCTCCTCCTCAAGGGCAGCCGAGTTCGAACGTACTTGCTATCTCCGGACGGGGCGGAGTATCGAACGTACCTCCAGGCAATGCGGGATGAGGCCATGGAGCGGCTTATAACCATTAAAGACGAAAAAGAAGCCGATCGTATACGAGGCGAGATTCGAACTTTAGATAGGCTTATAACTCTGCCGGGAATTATAAGCGATTACTTGCAAGGCGTATCAAAGGGAACATTTAAGAAAATAACCGAGGAGATTGTAAATGTTTAATAGTGAATATGAAAAGGAACTTAAAGAACTTGGAATGACTCCTAGCGAAATCAAAGCTGCGGTAGCCAAGTCCAAGGAACTTGAAACCAAGACGACGGAACTTCAAGGTAAATACGATAACTTGAATACGGAATTCGAGACTACTAAGAGTAGCTTCGCTGAAACCAAAGCGAGACTTGATAATCTTGAAGCGAATTCACGTCCGACGAAAGTGAACAACGAAGAGAAGAAGAAGACCTCCTTCTTGGATGACGAAGACGCTGCCTTCAATGAACGTGCCATGGAAACTATGGGCCCAGTAGCCTTGATGGCTATGAACGCCGCTAAGAGCGCGGCTCGTATGGGAGCCAAGAACTCTCTATTCGGAATGAAAATCGCAACTCCGAATGGTCAAATTTCTCTAACTAATCTCTGGGATAAGTGGTCAAGCGAAATCGACGCTGCCGCAAATGAAATGGCTAAGACGAACGTAGCCTCTCTACAATATGAACGTACATGGCTCAATCTATTTCAATTCATTAAGGGCCAACATATCGAAGAACTGATGGCAAAGCCAGAAACCTTCTTCGAGAGTGCAGCTTCGGGGCGTGATACTAAGATAGGTGATGAGAAGAAGCCAGACATTCTTGACTCCGAACAAAGTGACATTGCTAAAAAGATGGCTCGCTACGGCAAAGGTGTAACCAACGAAAAGATTCTTGAAACTAGGAAGAAGATGAACTTCATAGGAGCATAGTAATGCCAATAACATCAGACAATCTACCAGAATCACAACGAGGGGCAGCTGTTAATGGTGGGCTTAAAGACCCATACCCGTCAGTTACAGCACGACCTTTACAAATGCCCGACTTTGTAGATATTAAGCCTAAAAATCCACAACTCGCTCTTCGATGGTGCAATCGCGTCGCAGGCGAGGGTCAGCGCCTAGATCAGGTAACTTACGCTGGTTTTGTACCCGCGAAGCCAGAAGAAGTCTCATATCCGAATGGAAAGCCCATCCCTTCTTCGCTTATAAAGAATGGTCAAATTCTACTTGGCGATCTTATCCTTATGAAAATCGATCGCTCTGCGTATGACGGTGCCTTGAAGCATAACTGGGAACGTGCCGTACAAAGACTTCATCCAAAGGCAGCACAGCAACAAGGTAGGGCTGACCTTAACAACTCTTTGAAAGAAGCGGGTGTTCGACAGACCCCCGATCTTTTGAAGAAACTATCGACTTTCCAGCCAACCGATGCCGAGATCGAGGCAGGAGAAAAAGCAGGATCTAGTATAGTTAATAAATAAAATCACTAACCCGAAGGAAAGGAGAACTAAGAATGGCATCAATTTTAATTGGTTCAGTACAAACGATCTCGGAAAATCAGCCTCGAATTCGTGATATTCCCGAAGCGGCGACACAGACATTCCTAGCTGGTACTCCAGTAGCTTTGAACTCCAGTGGGAATGTAATCGCGTGGGCAGGTTCTCTACTAACTACTGCTGTAGGTTCTATTATCGGTATTTGTAAGAATCCAGGCAAGAATCTTACAACCGCCGGTACTGCTCAACAGCTAACGCAAGGCTCCGTCCCGAATCAAAGCTCCGCTGTCAACATTCAGCGGCCATACTTTGATCCTGATGGTGCTACTCTACTTGAAACAGCCGATCCTGATACAATCTTTCTTGGTCAAGTCGGCCCGTCTCAATCGGTAACACAAGCAAACGTAGGCGTTCAATATGGTATGACAAAAGACTCCGATAATCATTGGTACGTCGATACGTCGAAGACTACTGTAGGTACTAACACCTGCGTCATCGTTGTAAAGCTCGACCCTAACGATCAATCAGCCACGCCTCGCGGCGTGTACTTCCGATTCGTGGTTGGCAACGTCCAACCCGTAGCCTAAGAAAGGAGACTGAAAAGTATGACTATGGTACGCGGCCAGTTCTCCCAGCTTATGGCCCCTGGGTTGCACGCAGAGTTCGTCCACTGGATCGACACCTTGCAGAGAGAAGAAGAATTCTCGCATATTCTGCACGTCGAGCCTTCCGATAAAGCATTCGAAGATGAAGTAGAATTTTCGGGTCTCCCACCGATGCCTCTAAAGCCCGAAGGCGAGTCTACGATATATCAAGATGCCATTCAAGGCGGCACTTTCCGATATATCAATAAGACCTATGCCTTGGGCGTCCGTTCAAGCTTCGAGCTATACGAGGACGACCAGTATGGAATTATCATGCAGGTTCCCAAAGCTATAGCACGGAGTGCTCATTTCACTAAAGAACAGAATGCGTGGAATATCTTCAATCTTGGATTCACCACCCAGATTACTGCTGATGGTGTATCTCTCTTTAACAATCAACATCCGCTTCTTGGAGGCCCTGCTGCTACTTCGTATGGGCCTGGACTAGCGAATGTCATCAGTGCAGCAGGTACTTATCCTAATAGGCCTGCCACTGACGTTGACCTAAGCTTCACAGCCATCCAGCTAATGATTAATCAATTCGAGCGGCTTGTAGACTCTCAAGGCTTGCCCATCTCGGTGAAGCCTCGCTACTTGGTAATCCCGCCCGAACTAAAGTGGATCGCTCGTGAAATCCTTGGATCGCCGCACAAGCCGTATACGGCAGATAATGAAATCAATGCGCTGATTAAAGAAGATTTGCAATACTTTATCAGCCATTATCTCACTTCTGCCTCGGCTTGGTTCGCCGTAACAGAGAAGGATGGTCACTGGCTTAAATTCCTTGTTCGTCGGGAACTTGACGAAGACTTCTCGGATGACTTTGATACTTTCAGTATCAAGCAGCTTTCGAGAATGCGCTTCGCCACTGGTGCCACTTCATGGATGGGGACTTGGGGATCAAACGGCCCATAGTTCTAGGAAAGGGAGCGACACATGCCTCGTCAGTCACATAGCGGGATACTGATCGCTCCCTGGCACTACTGCGATCGTTGTGGTTATAAATATCGAGTAACGGAGTTGCGCAGGCAAATCGGATTGATTCTATGCGAAACTTGCTTCGACAATCCGATTGCCTGGCAACGTCCGATTATGATTCAAGATTTGTTAAATTTTACAGGCGAAGAAGAACTACGAGTAGCAGAGATTCTTAAAGAAAATATGGGCGATGATGTAACAGGATATGAAAGTTAGGCGACTAGAAGAGAGCTATAGGCTCTGCTCGACCCAGGGAGGGTTAAGCCAAAATGCCACATACAGAGAGTAGGTATCAACAAGATTTAGCTTTTAATGACGCAAGATTATTTGTAAGCGCATCGGATATTCTATCCTTCGGTACTACTACACTAACTCGTGATAGTGCTGGTCTTGTTTCATATCACCAACCTGCCAGTCAGACGGTTCAATACGATATTAACGTAACCTCATTGTTAATACGTCGTACAGGCTTCTTTGAAGACATTCAAGAGGAATTTGGACCTTCGAATTATAACAGCCCCTCCGCATCAGCCATTGCTGGTTCTGCCCAGATTAGAACCTACCGCCCAGATGTAATAGGGGCTATGTCTGCGGCTCAGCAGTTGAATCCAAGAACGGCGTTGAAGACAAAGGGTATTAAATTTAAGAGCTACGATGTTGCGTATCTTATTTCTACTCTAGCCCTGACCTCTCAGACTACTACAGTAGTTCAAACTGTATTCGCCAATAATGTAGCGAACGCTTCTACAGTTCTACTTGCAAGCGCAGCTAATGGACTTCAAACTGCCGTACAGGCAAATCCCTATGTCACAAACGTAGCGATTAGTCCTGCTCCAGCCGTAGATGGCTACTTCATAACGCCAGATCAAGAAGTTGGCGTCGAATTAGTTGTCGTAACTCCGGCTACAAGTACGTATATTCTTTACGGCATAGACCTAATTTTCGACTTCAATTACAATTAAAAATGTGGACCTACGAACAATCTACAGGACAGTTATACGACCCTAGTGGTAAATTCTTTAACGAGGGTTATTCTGGCTATGGGGTCGGCCTTAATAACCCTTTAATGCAGGCAGTTCGAGATGTAGGACCGATTCCTATTGGACTTTATATGATGGGAATTCCAGTTGACAGTCCTATACACGGCCCCTATGCTATACCTCTTATACCTGATAGTACGACGGATTTATTTGGACGAGTTGATTTTATGTGTCATGGAGAAAGGTTAAAGGGCCCACGTTTCCTAGCATCTAACGGCTGTGTTATACAATCGCCGATCGAGAAGCGACAAGAAATGTATGCGTCTGGAGATAGAGGCTTCCTAGTAGTGGACAGACTCGATGGGTAACTTCTTTATATTATCTGAGGGTGGCGATGGCTTGGGTCTAGCTGTCAGACTCAAAGAGGAAGGCCATCGAGTAGCCATTCAAATCAAAGACTCACGACTTGAAGAGCGTGGAGAAAACCTTGTCGAGAAGGATACTTTGGAGGCTTTTAATCCCATTATTATTGCTGATTGTACTGGCTCTGGTTACCTTCTTGACTCTTACCGAGATAGCGGTTCATATGTATTTGGTGGGTCGCAAATTGCTGATAGGTTAGAAGGCGATCGTAAATTTGCCAGTCAAGTATTTAATGAGTGCGGAATTCAAGAACCAGACTCTATGAGCTTCACTTCGTGGGAAGAAGGCGAGAGCTTCGCTCAAGAGCTTGGGGATACGAGATTAGTATTTAAGCCAGAAGGCAAGTGGTCTGGTAATCTTCCATCGTATGTATCGAAAGATTTAGACGACTTACTCGGCTATATGAAGACGGCCAAGAGCGTTATAGGCGAAGCCGAGCCTGAATACGTATTACAGGAGTTCATAGATGGCACATGCATCTCCAGCGAAGCTTGGTATTCAAAAGACCACTTCATCCTACCAACAAATCATACACTTGAACGAAAGCAATTCCTGTGCGGTGATCTTGGCCCATCCGGAGGATGTACTGGAAATGTCGTTTGGAGATGTGACGAATCAAACTGTCCTCTGTGTCGGAACCTTGAAAAACTGTCTGGATTTCTTGCTAAGCACGAATACTGTGGATGCATAGATATAAATTCAGTAGTCTCAAAGACTGGAGAAATATATGCTCTTGAATTCACTCCTCGATTTGGCTATGATGCATTCCCAACGCTTCTCTACGCTCTCTTTGACGGAGACTTCGGAGAATTCATCGAAGCTTGTGCGAAGGGCAGAGGTCCACATACCATGCCGCTCAGAAGCGGCTTTGCTGCGGGAGTTAGGATTTCAAATCCACCATGGCCCTCCGAGGATTTTAAGTCTAAGCCGAATTTACCGATCCGTGGACTGCGCGGAAACTCTTTTGAGAGCTTCTACCCTTACGAGGTCTCTAAGCGCGAAGCAGAGCTTACCACTAGTGGTGGTGTCGGAATCATAGGCGTAGCCTGTGGCTATGGTTCGAGTATAGAAGGGGCGTTTGAAGAGGCGTATAAAGTCGCTGATAAGCTTCAACTTCAAGACAAGCAATATCGGAACGATTTAAGCGAAGCCTTTAAGACTGATATGAGAAAGCTACATAGAGCTATGAACCCGAAAGTGTTAGTTTAGAGAACACATATGGCATACACTAACGTATGGACGACCGCAGCGCCTCTTGATACACAGGCAGCAAATCAAGGGGCAGTAGATTTCCGAGCTACAAAGCTTGATGTTATGCAACGTATCGCCTCCTTCGGAGCCGGACTGCTTGCAGCTAGACCGACACCCGAAGTCACATCTGCGTCAGCAGATTGGACTGGCGTAATGTACTGGGCGACGGATACTCTTCAAGCTTTTAGATGGAACGGCGCAGCCTGGGATGATATTAGTACAAGCTTACCTACTGCTACTGCCTCTGCATTAGCTACTACTGGGGCAGCGGTAAATGTAAGTCTGGCAGTACCTCCAACTACAGGTCAGATTTTAGTGGCAACTGATCCCACCCACGCGACGTGGCAGAATCCATCGGCAATCGTAGCGTCTGGCGGTTATAAGATTGAGACTGTTCAAAGTGCGAATGTCACGGTAACGAATACGACAGTAGAGACTACTTTATTTACCTTTATTCTACCCGCTAACGAGCTTGCTGTAAATCAAATTTTGAGAATTCACGCATCTGGTGTAATGACTGAACTTGCTGTGGATGGTACTCAGCTTTCTCTTAGGCTTTATATAGATGGCCTAGCATTGGTTAATGTAAATACCATTGGGAATGCGAATTATACGAATGCTATTTGGACTTTAGATTCTTGTATAATGTGCAAGACTGCTGGTATTGGTGGGATTGTAGATATAAATGGTTTTTACACATCTATGACTGATGCCGGCCCTTCCGGTAACGTATGGCCATCTGGCGATGCCTTTAATCTTGCATTTGATACTACGATAGCGCATGTAATTAAATTAACAGTCGTATGGGCCGCTGGCGTAACGGCTAGTGATATTGCAACTGGTCGTCAATTCTTTATAGAACGACTAAATTAGATGCCGAATTTCCAAAATAGAACGGAGCAGAACGTAGTCGAGGAGCTTCTCGAATTCTCGAATGTAGGACCATTCGGTGGAATTCAGAGTGAAGTTCCTTTAGATCAAGTGGAGCAGTTCGGTCAAACTGATATATTAAATATGGCCCTTCGAAAGAGTGTAGCCGAGACTCGGTCTGGTTATACTATTCTACCACCGTATCCAAGTCCTGCTAATGAGGATACGACTGGTATAGCCGATTTCTTTACATCAGTAGATACTAGAATTCAAGTGGTAATGACGCTTTCTAGGCTTATTAAATGGGACAGTTCTGCTCAAAATTGGGCTGTTATAACAGGACCGACTTTGACTGGCGGTCCTTTTGATTTATTTACGTGGACTGTCGTAAACGATAAGCTATGCTTTTGTCAAGGCGTCGATCCCATAATGCTCTACGATGGCATAGCCAGTACGTTTGGTGCAGCCGCTCCTGGCGTTATAACTGCCGCAGCTGTTAATGTAGGTGGTACAGGATTTGTACTTGGAGATACCTTCACGATCCCAGGCGGGAATGGCTTCGCTTCCTTCACTGTATTAACTGTTAGCGGCTCGACTGTTACTAGCTTCGCTATAACGAATCCTGGAGTCGGTTACTCGACCGGGACTGGTATAGCTGCTACGGCTACGAGTGGGTCAGGTACAGGACTAACTATAAATGTAACGACGGTTATAACTGATTCGTACCCTGCAAAGTATTTGATGGAGCTTGGAACTCACCTAGTAGCCGCGTATACGATCGAGGGTGGTACTCCTCATACGCAGCGAGTACGATGGAGTGGTGCTGGAAATCCTACAGACTGGACCTCTCCAAGCTCTGGGCTGAATGATATACTTGGTGATCTTGGCCCTATAACTGGTGCCGTGAAGATATTCCAAACAGGTTATATCTTCCATCAATGGGGCGTGACACAGATGATCCCGACTGGGATTGGGACGAATCCATTTCAATTCGTCCCATTGACTACTAGAGCACGAGGGAATATCGTACCCTATAGCCTAGCCCCCGCTGGAGAAGAATTCGCGTGTTATATTGGGAAAGATAACGTATACATCTTTAACGGAACGAATAGTAATCCCATCGGAGATAAGCCTGTAGCGAATAATAAGAGAGTCGGTGCTCGTAGTCAGATATTTAAGGACCTAGCCTCCGTCGATCCGCGAAGCGTTGTAGGTTATGTATCGGATACTATAAATGGTCAAGTATTCCCTGCTTATTGGATAGTAATGCCAAACGTGAATGGGAATACTATCGTATGGATATTTAACCTCGACGAACAGAACTGGGCGAGGTTTACCTTCGTAGGTTTTATATCCACGATAGGTCGATTCTTCAAGAATGAGTTCACGAGATGGGAAGATTTGGTTGGTACATGGGCCGATCAAGTCCTAGACTGGGATCAGTTCCCTGGTATTAACCCTCTCGACTCCGTATTACTAGCCTTTAATAACGGAGTTGATGGTAACTTCGACTTCCAAAGCGTAAGCGAACAAAATTGGGGAATGACTGGTGTATTCGTCATGGGCGATGTTAGGCACTCGAAGACTATTCAAAAGTTCCGAGTATGTATACTAGATAATGGCCCCATTACCTTTACTGTCGCTTTATCGAATGCTGTCGGACAAACTGTATCCCAGACTGTGACTATTGGTAACGGCTCAGGTAAGAACATATCTCAAATTCTTACTCTCAAAATCACAGGCATACGAATTAACTGGTCGATAACGGGACAGGCTGGACAAGACATGACTCTTGTAGAATTTGCTCCAATGTACAGTGTAGCCGGAGAACAAAGAGGCGGGATGGTGGATTCATAATATGCCTCATGTTTTATATACACTCGATTATACGCCTACGGACCCTCCTGAACTTAAAAAGTGGTCCTTAATGATTCGTAAATTATACGAACAAATGGCTCGTATAATTAACGGACAGATTAACTTCGGCAATGGTACTACGAGAGATAATATAGACGGCGAATGGGCCTCAACGACTACGCCATCTGTGCCGAATACAGATTTTACACTGACGCATAATCTTATGAGAGTTCCAGTCGGGTTCATTATAATGAATCAAAGTGCTGCGGGTATCATATATAAAGGCTCGAAGCCTTGGACTACGACTAGTATAACCTTGAAATGCAACACAGCAAGTGATATTATCTCGATCTTTGTAGTATAGGAGCCTTGAATGAATATAGCATCGAATCCATGGTCCTTCACTCCGACAGATTGTAATACGGCTACTATAGTGGCTAGTCCTGGTGGACTTACCCTTAATGTTGACGGGTCGGTTACGCTTACTTTGAGCGGAGCTTTCAGTCAAGCCGATCTCGTAGCCAATAATAAGCTCACTATATATCAGCCCGCGAATTTAGCCTATCAAGGCTTCTATCGAGTCCGAACTGTAACGGACTCGACTCATTATAATATCATACCTGAGAACTTCAAAATTCCAGCGGGGACCGCTGCCTCTGGTGACGGAACCGCTGCGAAGTGTCAGTATACGAATGAGACTCGAATTGAAGATTTGAGCTGGCAGAATACCTCTGCTCTCGGTCAGTTACTAACAGTCGTAGACAAGAATGGATTCCCAGTATGGTTCGCTACGTCTTCTGGACCTGGACAGCAGAATAGAGGCAAAGTATTCTGGGTGTCCGGTCTAGTAATAATTGAGATGGACTCCGGTATTCTACTCGCGACGGTTAATTAAAAGGAGACTTAGAATAACATGCGAAGATTAAAATTATATGTGTTCGGTCTCCTGACACTTCTGGCTACGCTGTCAATGTCTTATAGCGTATCTGCCCAACAAGGCGTTAGAAGTCAGAAATTTACCATAGCTGGCGCAGCCTCGGCTATTAACCTCGTGAATACAGCGATAGCTTGGCATCAGCTTACATGGAGTGTTTCGGGCACAGCTTCGGCTTGTACAGTAGCCCTTGATACTTCATCGAATGGGACGACTTGGACCGCTGGTGGTGCTATCACCGGACAGACTTGCACGTCGAATGGATCGTCAGCCGTCGTTAACGTAGCCTCAAATTATGTTCGCGTGAATATGACAGCCTTGACTATAAGTGCTGGAGGCTCGGTAACTGTAACCTGGGATGGGTGGACATCGAATCCTGGTGGCGGCGGTGGCAGCTTAGCTATTTCTACGAATAGTACGCCTAATAGTTCTCAGACGGCGTTAAATTTCGTCACCAGCACGGTAAACGCTACGGGGCTAACCGTCACTCCATCGAATCCCAGCGGTGGAAATCAGAAGTTTGAGATTACAGGCTCAGTCGCCGCGGGAGCTGCTACGCCGCTTGGATCGTACCAATTCAATAACGCCGGCAACCTGGCGGGCGCTACGCGGATGCTAGACTGCTCGCAGTTTGCGGGCGCGGACATGGGTGCGAAAATAAACGCCTGCATCTCCGCAGCTACAACGGGTTCGTGGATCAATATCTCGAATATGACGAGTCCGATTTCCACGGCTGTAACCGTAAATAAAACGCTCACGGTTTTTTGCTCAGGACTCAGCTTTAGTGACTCCGCCGGCATCACGATCTCTGCGGCAAACGTGACGTTTGGGAGTCCTAGAGAATCGCCATGCACAGATACGAAGTCTGGAAACGTCGATCAAATTACGGTGACGGGCGCGGGCGACACAGTGCAGGGTTTAATCCTAGTGGGCGCGCATACGAACACTGGAAACGGCGTGGTTCCTAACGGCGCGACAAACTGCAAAATTGATTCGATGATCATTTCGGACGAAGCGACGGCGGCGATTGCTAACACCACGTCTGACTGTGTGGTGAGCAACATACGATTCCTGAATACGTTCTCCAATGGCTTGACGCTAACGGCTTTCGGGTACACGAAGTTTACCGATTCGATTTTTATTCGGACGGACGGGAACTCGTCCAGCTCGCTCATTGTGATCGGATCAAATTCCACCGTTGACGCAAGCAAAATCACGATGACGGGAAATAGCTCCGTCGCATTTAACATTTTAACACCTCTCACGGCTGCGGCGATCACGTGTTCAAACTGCCTTGTCTCGACATTTTCTCAGTCGCGCATTTTGGCGGGATCGGGATGGCCTGCGTTTGAATTTACGGGTAAGACCCTCGTTCTTACAGACAGTACGGTGCAGGGGGGCGGAGCTAACGGCAACGCGATCAATATAGGGCTAAGCTCAATCATCAAGGGCAATACGATCTCTGCGAAGGCAGGCGGAGACGGGATTTCGATGGCTACGACGACAGGTACCCACGTCGTAGCCAATGTCATCGCTATTGACATCGGTTCGCAGACTGCCAAGTACGGGATACGTCTGGCACCGGATTCCTTTGGCAATGAGATTGTGGATAACGAAGTGAGCTTGTCTGGCGTAGCTACCGGGGACGATGGCGGAATTATCATCAAGACGTCATCCACCGGGCACCTGGGCGGCAACATCGTTGCCGACAATATGGTTGTCGGTGGGAATGGGGACACGCACCAGGTTGGTTTTGAATTTGACAACTCGGTAGGCGGCTCTGGCGCTTCGTTCGGTAGCGGAAACGTCTACCGTCACAACGTCGGCGTCGATCTTAACCGCGTAATCGTTCGAATCGACACCGCGAACGAAATGAGCAACATTTATGACAACAACGTCAGTTACGCCTCTGCGAATCTGTACGATTCGGGAGGGAGTAATAGAGACGTTGTTTTACAGACTTCGTTCGGGGCCGGCTTTGCAGTTCTCCCGGTAAGGGGAAATGGCTCTTTTGTAAATTGCTCGGATTGCACGTCCACGATACCAACTGCCTCAGGCGGCACAGGTTCGCTGGTCTACAACCAACAAGGGATGTCAATAGGCCTGGGCAACGGGCCGCTATTTTCAACGGCGACACCTGTTACCGTCAGTGCGAACACCACAGCGGCGCAGAATCTATATTTCTTTTCGATTCCAGCTTCGACATGGAGTAGGGTTGGCGCTGTAGTTCACCTTCGCTTGCGAGGCGTGTATTCAACTCCCCTGGCCTCAACTGCAACGATCAATTTTAAGGTGAACGCCTGTAACTCGGATTGCAGCGCAAGTCCAGCGGTCGTAACCACGATCGTCAATTTAACGTCCACGGCCAACCCAGGCAGCGTTACAAACAACCCGTTTTTTCTGGATGCTCCTATCATGACTTCGGTAGTCTCCGCCGCTGACGTAGAAATGTCCGACACTCTGGCGATCGGGTTAGGAGCTTCGCCATCTTCGGCGCTATCCCTTTTTGGAAATACAGACACGGCCGCTATCGCAATCCCTGGCAACGGTTTTTTCCAGGTGACAGTTTCGTTTTCGTCTGCCAGCGCCAGCAATTCGGTGACGGCAAGGCAATTTTACGTAGAATTAGAATAATAAGAGGAGAAGATGAAATGCTACGCGTGTCCAACAAAACTTTCCAGAAGCAAGCAGTTCTCGATTCACGGAGTCGAGATGTGCGAGGCTTGTTACAGAATAGCGATAGATCATTGCGCCTTCATAGTCGAGATCCCCTTAAAGCCATTCTCTTTCTGGGGTGTCTCTATGCGTCGTTGGGGTTATCTCCCTCTGTCAAAGCTGCGCCAGGTGGACTTGCCGCCCAAGTCACCGGACACTCGGTTATCCTTACCTGCACGCCGTCCACGACAGTTGGCGTTTCGGGATATAACTTTTACAAAAGTACGGACGGAACGACGTTCACAAAAACGGTTAGCAATTCGGCAACGTGTGCGACGGTAGATACGGTCGTAGTAAGTGGTTCTACATATTGGTATTATTCTACAGCTATATCTCCAAGCGGAGAAAGTATCCCGTCGAATACAGTCAGTGCCGTAATTCCCGGAGGTATCACGCCTCCGCCGCCTACTTGTACTGGGAGTAGCTTCTTTGGGTCAGGTATTAACCCAACTCTTACGACTGGTAATGATCCGGCGCCAGTTACTATGGGGTTAAAGCTTAGCGCCAAAGTAGCATGGACGATAAATTGCGTACGATTTTATCGAGTATCGAATTCGACTGGACCCTTAACCTACGCAATATATAACGCTACTACAAAGGCAGTACTAGCCTCCGGCTCCTTCACAAGTATATCTCCGGGGTGGAATGTACAGCCTTTGAGCACGCCTTTATCCGTCGCGGCGAATGTAAGTGTAGTAGTAGCGGTTAATTCTGTTCGTTATTCGTACACTTATAATTATTTCACGACTGCAAAAAACGACCCGACGAATACATTAACGGCGCCGATAAATGCAGGTACTTTCATATACGGAGCTACGATCGCATTCCCTACATCAATATCTCAGGCGACTAATTACTGGGTAGATGTTGTATTCACGGCGATAGCTCCACCGCTGAATATGACTACTGTATGTTCGTTTTCAAGTCCGATTGTATGGACTTGTAATTCAACTTTACAGAATGTACCAGTCGGTCAAACTATTCAGAGTGTGACTACTACTGGTACTATTACGAATACTACAAATGGAACTGTACCAGCTTCGCTCAAAGGCAAAGTAATACCTAGACCATCTACTAAGAAGTCTACGAAGTAGGTACAATATGCCAACTACGTTTACAATTGGGGATTTGATTCCAGAAGTACTCATCCGATGCGAGAATCGCACGACGGATACTCAGCGCGCAGCGATATGGCTACGTGATACGATAATGGAATTGTCGTCTGATCCAGATTATAGAGATGACTTTTTAGAATTAGAATTATGGGGTCCGTTATTCAATTTAACCGGCGGGAATAGTATGAGTACCGCTGTCCAAGAATACCCTGAGGTAGATTTCATCCCGATCGGTGACGTTAATAACGCGACGTTGGATCTTCTTATATGGCTAGACTTCCCACCAGCGTCTAATAGGCGGAAGCTTGATGTTACATCGTATCAAAAGACAGACAAGTTCCAGCAAGTATATTCTATACCCACAGAGTGGTATCACTTCGGGGCGTATATAGGATTTAATCCTGTACCAGATAAGAATTATCAAGTTCAAGCGAGAATATGTAGGCAACATCCGTTTAATGACGTAGATTTGAGTTCGACGTTAATCCTTCTCCCACGAGACTGGAATGAAGTAATAACATGGGCTGCTGTGCAACGAGGCTTCATGGAGCTTATGGAATTTGAGAAAGCCTCCGCAGTTCATACGCTTCTATATGGTGATCCTAAGAATATAGCCGGACAGCCGGGTCTTATATATCATATGAAGCGTAAGCGTAGGAAAGAAATGTACCGTCAAGAGCAAAGATTATCTTTAATTCGTAGGCCTTATATGTATGGTTCGAGTTAAAAAGGAGATACTATGTCATCTACTCCGAGTGCGATTAGTAGCCTTTCAGGACTATTCAGTCCGACAGCTACGCCAGGTATGAGTAATCAAAATACTTTGATGCCGGGAAATCTAGGCTCGAATCAGTATATGTCGTATCCGAATGTACCCGGTACGGTACCGACTCAAGGCTCGTTACCTGGAACTGCGAATCCTTATAGCTCGAATACTGGGGCGTATTATGCTACTGGAGGCGATAGTCCAGGGACTAACTCGGTTCACTTGACACCGACGATGGACCCAACTTTGACTCAGCAGTATTATAACATGCTGTCGAGTCAGATAGGTCAAGGCTTACCAACCTTCGATCTATCGACTTTATTGCCTTCGAGTGGTCAGGCTACTACTCCTGGAGCGTTAAATGCGCCGTTAAATAGTACCGATCAGGCTCTTCAAGCCTTTCTAGCCGGAGGCTCATCGAGTATACCCGGCGCGAATCAATTAACACAAATGGCTCAGACTGGTGATCCCGTTAACCAGACGCCTGCGTGGCAGGCCATGATTGCTTCGGAGCAGCAGAATACGGCACAGAATGCGAATAATCTTAGAGAGCAATTCGCTTCTGGAGGTGATCTTAATAGCTCGCCTTTCGGAACTGCCATGCAGCAGTTTTATAACCAGAATACTCTAAACCAGAATGCTCAATTAACCGGCGCAGTAACCGCAGAAGGCGATGCCGCCGCAAATAGACAATTAAGCGCTGGACAGGGGATTGAAAGCTTGGCTTCGACCTTCGGCTCGAATATGCAGACTTTGGATCAGAATGCGATTCAAAATCTTCTAACAGAATTTAACTATACATTGCCTCAGAATAATCCTTTACTTCAATATACCGCACAGGCTGCTAACTTCGAGCCTGGCGTAGCACAGACACCGACGACGGCTCAGAATTTCTCTTCAATTATTGGCGCTATTGGCTCGCTCTTTTAAGAGGAGTGAAAAATGGGAAATGCTGTAAATACTCAACAGATTCTTCAGGCGTTAGCTATGAGAATGGCTCAGGCGAGGGGTCAAGGTTCTTTAAGCGGAATACCAGGCGCAGCCTCTCAGCCTGCTCCGCAAGCTTCGCCTCAGCCTCAGGGTATACCTGGAGCAGCGCCTAATCCGGCTCCGCCGCCGCAGCCTCAAGTTCAAAATAGTACGCAAGGCGGGCCTGCGAGGCAGTTAAGTCCTGCTTCGCCTACGCCATTTAATGGTACTTTTGGAGATCGAAAAGGGATTATAAGTCAACTCGTAAACTCTGCGGAGAAGAGGACGCACGATAAGAAGGTAAATGAAGCCGAGATGTATTATAATCAGATTAATAGCTTTCTAGCTTCTGGAAAGCCAGAAGATCAACAGAAGGCTCAGCAGTTATTAGATGACCCGAAGGTTAGGAAGATTCTAAAGACTGGCCTTGATTATGTACCTTTAGAAGAAGAAGTTCCGCCAGAGGCCATCGGCATACATCAAGCTCAACAGAATATTACCAAAAAGCAAACTGCCATACAGAAACTACAGCAGATGCTTAGTGGAGGTCAAAAGCAAGGTAATGCACAGCCTAGACCTCCTGGGAAAGCGATTATACCGGGGCCAAGTCAAGCGAGTCAGCAGGCATATCAATTAGGCGAAGCCAAGATTGGAGAACAAGATTCTCTATCTAAAATGCACGATGCGGAAGCTTTGGCTGATAAGCAGAAAGCGGATGCCGAGACGGCTAGAATAGAGAGTGAGAAGATTAAGAATCAAGGTTTGGCTGACGAGGCCAAGAGTCACGCCAAGCTTTACGATAAACAGGCTAAAGAAGAGGATTTGAATCCTAGCAAAGTTCAAGAAGCTAAGGCTCATGCTAACGAGATGAATGCCATGGCTCGTTATCACGATGCGATGGCGAAGTATGTTAAGGCTGGTAAGTTGCCTGGTTCTGCTTTGCAGTCACAGATTAAGAGTGCTAGAGCGGACGCTGTGACTGTCTTGAAAGGCTATATATCAGATAACAAGGACGCGGCAAAGGCTGTGTCTAAAGATACGGGATATGTATTCGGACCTAAGTCGGGTCTAGTACAACAACAAGATGCCGCTGCCAAGAAGGCTAAAGACCTGACTAAAGCAATATCATGGTATGATGGAGAAGGTACTACTGCTGTTACCGAAGGTAAGATGACTCTGCCTGAGGCGGTAAGCAAGATGTATCGTATGGCCGGTATTGATCCTCCAACTGCCGGTATTAGTGGGGCTGATAGCGGGGCGTCAACTTCGACGGATGATGAGATTATGAAATTGATAGGACAATAAAATGCCTGATCCTGGACAAGCACAACCTACGGCTCAACCTCAACAGCCTCAGACGCCTCCGGCGGTGTCTGATAAGACGATAGATGCCTTCATGGCCGTTGATGATAATAAGAAGCGTGACGCCTTATCGAAGATGTCAGAGCCGACGAAGCAGGCGTTGCTTCAAGGGATAAAGACTAGAAAGGCTCCTCAACCTGGACTCACTCCAACTGAGAAGGCTCATCCCTTTGGTAGTGGCGTAGCTACTGGTGGAATGTTCGACGCCGAGAAGATTGGTCAGCAAAAGACTACTCTTGGCTCTATGAAAGAGGTTGGTAAGGAGATGGGTTCTGGAGCCTTAGACTTTGCTAAGAGCGTAGCTAAGGACCCTCTTAATGTCGGTAATCCTATAGATCAGATGGTTAAGATTGAAAAGGATGCCTACCGAGATGTTCATGACGGATTGAAGTCTGGTAATCACGATCAGACTATGCATGGTTTGGGACTCGCTGTAGGTCATTTAGCGATGCTTCTTGGCGGGGCCAAATCCTCTGAAGATGTTGCTAAGGTTGGTGGAGGTGGTGGGGGAGGGGGATTTAGCGGGGGTGCTCGTGATGCTGTCTTCGCAGCGAAAGACTTGACAGCGAAGCGAGCTATCGTATCGGCAGCGTCCCACGCGACGCTAGACGCTCTTAAAGACGATCATAGTCAAGCTCTCGATACTGCTGTAAAAGCAGAGCGTCAGAGAATTGGGGGCGCTGTTCAAGCTCTCAATACGAAAGATATAGCGGCTGATCCGAAAGGCTACGTCCCGCAGAAGTTAGCTCTAGCTACGTTGGATCAAGCTGTATCGGATAAGAAGGCTCAAGTTCTATTAGATAAGCGTATGCTTCCGAAGGTAGCTCAAGTTAGAGGCCTACTTGAGGGACATGCCCAGAATCTAACCTTTAATGATCTAAAACAGGTTCGATCTGTAGTAGGCGATTCTTTGAGCAAAGCTACTGGCGTAGAGAAGGCAGTTCTAGGAGATTATTATAGTTCCTTAAGTAAGAATCTTAAAGGCAGAGCCGCGCACCTCGGAGGATTGCCAGAATGGGAAGATTATAATAGCTCCGCTGAGAAGTTGGCGGATCATGAGGGTGGTCTTATACCGGAGCTTAAAGACTCGAAGACTGGTTTAGAATACGCGAAGAAGATTGTATCGGAGCAGAATCAAGGCCGTCTAAATAATCTAGCCAAAGATTTACACATGCCTTATGACTTCTTTCAAAAAGCGGCTAAAGAGCATAAGGCTATTATAAACTTTGCCAAGATGTCTGAAGGCGATTCTTTGGTGGCTAAGACAGCGAATAGACTTATAGCCTTAAAGCAGCATCCTATAGCGGCTTCGCTAGGCGGGGCTTTGGGTGTTACTGCGGGCCGTGCTCTTGGTACAGCAGTAGGAAGTCCGATGGCAGGGTCATTTATAGGATTGACTTTAGGTGCGGCAGCGGCACATGAGTTAATGAGTAAGTATGATGCAGCCAAGGCTATTCGAGAAATAGGCGGGCCTAGCGGCGTCATGGGTACTAGACCAAGTGCTCCGCAGAATCAATCTTCCAAACAAGCCCCAGGCGGTCCGACCGGAGGTGGTTCCCCAAGTGCCTTGCCTCCACAAGGAGGCGGTCCTCCTCCTGCGCAACCGCCTGGCATTACGCCTGGGTCTTCCTCACCTTCGGTGGGAAGGGTTAATCCTTCAACGGTTAGCTCTTCGCTTTTGAAGCTTCTTAAACTAGGATGGGTCCAAGAAGCGGAGGGTGATGTTGAGAAGGCTGGTAAGGACGTTGAATCTTTGAAGCAAAGAGTTGAGGATGCTAAAAAGGGTATGACTCCTCGACTAGGTCAGGGGTCTAATGCCTTTGATAAGCCGGATACTAGAGTTCAGGCTTCGGAAGCTAAAGCTGAACCGAAGGTTACGAAGGCTTCGCCTGAGACTAAATCTATAACTACGGCAAAAGTTAATAAGCCTTATTATGAAATGAATGTTGACGAGCTTAAAAAGGAACTCGATAGAGAAACTCAAAGTGAAAAGCAAGATGCCATAGATGTATTTGGTAAAGAGAAAGCCGCAAAGTATGAGAAGTTAGTTAGGGCATCTGAGTCCTCAAATCATGTAACCGCTGACGCAGCCTCTAAGCTTCGACAGGAAATGGAAGATGGTTTAACACCTGAGCAGCAAGATAGACTTTTCGGGAAAAGTAATAACTTTACGAATTTAAGCGCCGAAGATATAAAGCATTTTCACGAAAAAGTCTCTAGTATTCAAGGCGAGAATGAGGCAGAACTTGGTCGATCAATGAAACAAGCTATGACTGATATAGGCCAAGCTGACTTAAAGAAGCCTGAGCTTATGGATCCCCGACAGCAAAGAGCCTATGCTATGCTTCGTGCAGGTTCTGAAATCGCACAAAGTAAAGGATGGGATTTAAACGAGGTTTATAAGGAAGCCTTTAAAGCATCTGCTAAGCAGTTTCGTGACCCCGAAGACGCGGCATTTATGCTTCGTAGATTTGCTCCCGAAGAACGTGGTCGTATGGAATCAACGCGAAGCGGGATGACTAAAGATACGCCTGAGGCTCGAAAGGCTAAGGCTGCCGAGCGTATCGCTGCTCGTAGAGCGGAGGCTTCGAGGACTAATATAAAAACTTCTCTCGAAGACCAAGCACGGCAAGTAGCCGGGAAGATGGACTTCCAAGGGAAGAGTAATATCGAACTTGAAGAGGGACTTCAAACATTATTCGGAGAAAATGGTAAAAGATTCCTGAAACAGTTCCAATCGCTTGCGAGGCAGCAAAAGTGGTCAGAGGAAGTATATAGAGGGTATCTTGAGGATACGATTGATCGGAGAGCAAAAGAGCTTGCTCAGAGACCTAATATACCTGGTCTTGGAACAGAGCCAGTCCAAGAAGAGCCTGTTAAATCTGAGCCGAAAGTTGAATCTAAACCTCGTGACAGAGTTACTAACTATGAGGGTGGAAAAATAATTCACCCTACAGTTCAAGGTCATGATTTTGTTGTACGAAAAGGAAGTAAGCTTATTGGTTATGCTCCAACCTTAGAAGAGGCGCAGAAAATGATGGATGATTATAGATCAGGTGGGAGAGGTGCTGCTTCCGACAGATTGAAGGAATACGGAATTGAGTAGGTTCTAGAGCCTATCAATAGATATTAAAGTGTTCGCTATCTTGACACTTTAATATTTGAGATATAACCTTAAGGAGAATAAAATGGCAAATACAGGTATGACCTTTAATGATGTAAAGTCTGTTGAGGATATGCTCGAAGTATCTCCTTCGGCGCATCAACCCTCTTCGTCAATCTACTCCGCCAACGCGGAGCTACAGGCTCAGAAGAAAGCTTCTAAGTCTGCGACTCCGGAGGCGGGTGGCGATAAGGCTCTAGGCCAGGCCAGGAAGAAAGCTTCCAAAGCACCTGGCGCGTGGTCGTAAGATTCAGGTTATTGAATCTTAGGTTTTAATTCAGAATCGAGAATCTTCGATAGTACAGTCTCACTATCGGGATTTATGACCCTGAATAAATCTATAATGAACGGCGACTGTGGCGGAATCTGGAGGGTCATATCGAAGACCAGCCGGACTTTCGCCATAGTTTGTTTTGGCCTCGAATCATTAGACTCGATGACTGACATTCCGCCAGGATCGAATCCAATAACTCGACCGACCATATGGTTCATTTTATTAACGCCGGTAAAGACTACCTCCGAGCCGATAGTTAAAAAATTACCTCTACCGTCCCGTATTGGAATCATGTTTGAGTTCTGGTCTTTCTTCTCTTCCTCGTTGCTCATCGTATTCCTCCATTAGTCGTTTCATATTTAAGTCATAGTAATGCCAATTCACTCTAAGCGGGTAGGCGAGAGTTCTCTCGATTCCAGTAGCGATGCTATGTTGGATTCGATAGGGACTCTCTGGGTGATCTCCTGGCTCTTCTTCTGTGTATTGCATCTTTGGAGTCTCGTAGTGCTTCTTATCGAACTCGTCTACAGATTCAGTCGTTATGTCTTTTTCAGAGCACAGAAACGCTTCTATAAGCTCGTGTATAGCTACTAAGAACTCTTGTCTACGTCCGCTTATAGGCGCTTCTGCTCTCGAAGATATGGGAGGCATCCTCGATACTCGAATTAGGATAGTACCATCGTCTTGGATTTGCCAGTCTCCGATGGTATTATATCTTTGCTTCAAGTGCGGAATAGTCGAGATTATTACTCGTAGAGGTCTATCCTCTGGCATCTTTTAGATACCTACCCCTTCTAGAATTAAGTCTGCGCCAGTTACTTTAGAGAGTAATTCATCTTGACCAAGAATACGGAACGCAGGTTGATCTTTGAAGTTAATGACGGTTCCAGAGTACATACCGTATACGACACGATCTCCGACTTTGTACATTTCGTAGACGCCATCGCCTACGGCTAGGATTTTACCTGTAGTCGGTCTACGTTTCGCAGAGTCAGGGGTTATAATACGACTCCGTTCTACGAATTCATCCTCGACTACGATTACGCGACCGGGTGAAGGTTCTAGGTAGAATGCTACTTCGCTTTTTGACTCTTTAACTTTTGTCACGGAGTTACTCCTTTTGATTTTGGTACTGGCTTTTCTACTGCTTGGAATAGAGTTTGTCTACCTTGTGTATACTCTCGGATTATATATGCTTCTTTCAAGGTAGCCAAAACTCTATCAAGATCGTCTGAGGTTAGGTCGCGCCAATGAGCCTTCATAATTTCATTCCTAGATGCGTATCCTTTAGTCTCGATGAAGTCTAATACTTTCGTAGTAGCCTTAACTAACTCGGACTCTCCGACGCCACGAAATACTTTTGGTACGTTTATGGCTACGCTTTCGATGGCATCTCGTGCGAGCTTAAAGTCTTCTTTAGAGATTATTAAATCATCGCCTCGTACGGCACTGAAACACATAGCAAGCTTGGAAACTTGCGCCCATTTAGAAGTCTTAAAAGAAGTAGTAGCCATGTCATCATATAGTAATGGCACTGAGTCTTTATATACCTCCTCAAATAACGGCCTCGTATCTTTATGGAATCTAAACTCGCCATTTAACTTTCCGATTTCTTTGAGGTCGGAGACGAGATCGGACCGAATGTTAGAATGATTACTGACGACGGGCCAAGGGATAAGCTTTTCACGATCGTAGGCAACGACGAAGTTAACTCTTCTAGTGAACCCTCCCCCAATGGCACTAGGTGGGATAGAACTGATGAGCCACTCTTGAGTCGATCCTCCAAGCATGCATACGCATGGATCACTGATCTTAAACTCACCTTTACCTCTTGTTCCATATATCCAATCTCCTTCGTTGGCGTCCCATAGGTCGGTTAATATAGGTAATGTGAACTGTGAAGCAGTTACGAATACAGATAATTCTCTACTTAGAATTAAACACGAATGATCTATACCGACATTTATAGCACTTGTAGAACCTGGTACAGGAAGTGGAACTGTAGCTTGGCCCGGATGAACGGCGAAGTGAGGCCATCCTTTAGATAACTTCTCCAAGACAAATTCTATCGTTACACGATCGGATAATAAATTAGCCGTTTGAGCGTCACGTAGTATACTTAACGCTGGATTTATCGCCGAGCCTTTACCTATACCCGGCCGCCCGACGAGGACGACGAATAGATTTGGATATAGCTTCCAGGTTCCTCTAGATATATATACGTGTCTTCTCAGAGTGGCTGATATAATACTCAAAGCACTCCACGTATGGTAATCTAACGGAGCCTCGCTTGTTGGCGCAATCCATGTAAGATACTCGGCAAGCCAGTTTGCAAGTCTGCGGGACATTTTGGGTTGAATTCTACCTCATTTTTAAGATCATAGCCAAGCTCGAACTCTATCGGTATTTGTATGACAGTCCCGTTTGGGAATTCTAATTTACGATTGAAAGACTCTGATAAGAGTGAGATGGCTTTTGATACGTCGGCTTCACTGTCCGGCACTTCAAGTGTAATTGCATCGTGATGGTCCATATGGACCCAACCCGGTTGTACAGTTTCGCAGTAAAGTACAGCCAGGCCGGTGTTATCACCGACCGTGGATTGTGGGATATAAGAATAGGCTTCTTTGAACAATTTCCCGTTGTCTGCGCCAGGTCGTAGACCAAAGAAGTAACGAGTTCTTCCGATGGGTGTTTGTAGAATTCGGGAAGTTCTAAGATCAGTCTCAATCCGTTGCTGGAACGTATTTCTAATCTCTGGCTCGGCTTTATGAAACTCATTTAGGAGTACCTCACAATACTGTCGATTAACTGCAAAACCTTCACCTGCAAGCACCGCTGCCATTCTCGGTGCTTGCATTCCATAGTTGCCGGCGTGTCTGGTCTTTTTACCCATATATCGAAGCATGGTACCTTTGCCACATTCGCTTTCTGGCTTCTTGAAGATTTTCATAGCTAGGTTTTTATGCCTGTCCGCTTTCGCTTTGAGCTCGTCTAGGCCGTGAGTGCCGCCACCGTTATCGGCTATTAAGGCACTTACTACCCAGTCTTCGGCTTGGGCTTGGTCGCAGGAGACGAATATGAAGCCAGGTCTTGCAACAAGGCATTCACGGAACGATTTACCGAGATCAGATTGCTTAGGCAGATTTTGAGCGTTCGTCCCAATAGAGTCACCACTCTCATTTGTGAAGATCGTGGCTCTAGCTGACCTCCGACCTGTAACGGTATTAGCGACTCCATAGCTTGTATATAGGATTGAGTCAACAAGGACTGCCTCTGCGTAAGTTCCTTTAATTTTGTTAAGCTCTCTCGCCTCAAGTATACTTTTGAGTGCAACATTTCCTGATGCGGCGTACGCTTCATTTAAGGCTTCCTCTCCACTGGATTCTCTTCCAGTATTCCAGTCTTTCTTGAGTTTAATTTTCAATACTTCGGTTATAACTTTAATAAGCTGGCTTGGTGATGATAGATTTAAAGTTCCAACTGGCGTTTTAACACCCTTGGGTTGCTTCGGTACTACTTTCATCTTAACTTCGTTTTCTATTACATTACAGCATCCGACAAGTCTGGAATCTAAAAGCTTAATGAATTTCTCTAACCTTGATTGATCGACTAGAACACCACGCTTGTCGATGTGGTAAAATGCCCTGGCTAAATTCATCTCGTAGCTGTAAAACTCTTCGAGTGTTTTGAATAAGGGCATCTATCTAAGCCACTCCGATACAGCCTTGTCGATTGGATGAGTCGAGCCGCCATCTATAACTTCCATTCTAAATTCTACTACCGTTACTGGGCTTAGAAGGCTTATATCTGGATAATGCCTTTGAAGCTTTTGTAAACAGTCGAATATAGATACGAAGCCTTCTTTAACTAAAATATGAAGAGGAACTGTAGATAGAATATAATGACGCTGCCAGTTTACTATCGCAGGCTGCTTCGCAATGGTTATATTCTTTTTGAATACTCGATGACCTTTACGAATCGTCGTGGTTCTACAGCCGGATATTACTGTAGGTTTTATACGCTCGTCAAATTCTAGAATAGATTCTTCTGGTATTTTAACGTCTTTCACGAAGTTCCTCCATCATTCGTAGATATATTTCGTAGGTGCAGGCAGCGTCGAGTGCATTATATCTCATTAACTGATCGAGTCCATCCCTTAATGACCATCCTTTCCCTTCCCATTTCCAGAATGGTTGTCGTGTATATTGCATACCCAGAAATTCCAATTTATGACGGAAACCAGGCCAAAGAATATGATGGAGAATAAGGGTGTCTTCAACAAGTGAGAGATTGACGTTAAAACCCATAGCTCGAAGCCAGTGACAATCGAAAGAAGTATAGTTTTGGCCAATTTGACGCTTTGTCGAGAATATCTCATCCATCTGTCTCCATAAATATATCAACTCCGGAATCCGATAATTCCAGAAAGATATGGATATTGCACTTGTCGGGCTTTGTGAGAATGAAATGGTATATGGGACTTTCCTCTTTAATAATTCTATGTCGATTGAGATAGCGTTCGGCGAAGCAATACATAGACGCAAGTAATCCGAAGCTACACCGAAAGTCGGGTTCACGATTAATTCTCTCACGGGTAAGGGGTTTAATCTTTTGTTCTTTTTGAAGTACGATAGTTCCTCGAACGCTCTTGATAGAACGAATACGCATATTTCCCTCTCAGAGTAGTTCCTTAATACGAACGCAGGGTGGTACATTGGTATCACATAATGAGGCCAATCCAAGAATGGAGATATTAAGAGGGAACCTCTCCATGAACCGAAGCCTTCCTTTTCATCTTCCTTGCCTTTATAGGACTTAGGCTTAGTCTCCGGGCACAGGAGATTCGCCGGCGTTTTTCCACAAGCAACAATGATAGTAGGTCTAGAAGTTCTAAGCTCCTCAAAGAATTGATCGGTGTAGATGTTAAGAGGGACTCCAAGCTCCTCAATTCTTTTGATATCATTTTCCGGAGGACGAGCTTTGAATGGGTTGGTAAACCAGATGTCATTTGCATTGAATCCTGCCTCTCTTATCATAGTATCTAGTAATTGACCCGAATAGCCTACAAAGGGAAACCCTGCTCGATCTTCTTCAGAACCTGGGGCTTCGCCTACTATGCAGACTGGACTTCGTGGATCACCCCTGGTACCGACATATCTTAGACCTTTAGTATTTAAGGCCGCTCTTAAAACATCATCACAAGGTTTTAGCATAAAGGCGACGGAGAAATTCTAGCTGCGCTTCGGTTACGAACATTTTGTCGCCGTATTTATCAATCTTATCCACTTGGTCGTAGATGAATTTCTGTTCATACTCCGACATATCATCTACAAAGTCACTTAGTTCTTCGACTAGGCGGATAAACTCGGCTACGCCTTCTGAATTACACTGGCTCATTGAGGCTCTCCTGCATATATTAGATTTTTCGCATCTTCAAGGTTCATAGAAGGTCCGACGTACATAAACACCGCACACTTCTTACCTCCAAAACCTTTAACTGTAGATGTATCGCCTCGTACGGGGGAAAATGACCCGGCCTGTTTAATCTGAAGCCAACTCTCACTTCTTTGACGGGATCTGATATAGGCTGGGTGACTTGGATAACTATGTAATCTCTTCCCAAGAGTCTTATAAGCTGCACCAAGGGTGTTGGATAACACGAGCGCCAATCCCAGACCTTGCCAGTCTGGAAGTGTAACTGAACGGGAGAGTCCCATAATATCGGATACCCTTGCGTGAGGTCGATATAGAACTGATGAGAAGGAGGCAATTCTACCATCAACAAAGAGTCCATAGCACCTCGCGGCTTTATTTAATTCTGGCGTCATATAGTGATATTTAGAGAATAGGTGCCAAGTTTCGTATTTGACTCTTGAAATTGAGATGTTAAGCTTTGGTCTTGATTGAAGCTCCCTCCATTGGAATTTGAGTGGAGAGCCAGGTTCTATAATCCAGTCTGGTTGTAGCCATGGGATTATATCGTAGTGACATGAAGCCGCTACAAATTTCATATTATTCGATCGAACATACTTGGCTACAGCGTGAGAGGTAATTTGGGCCACCTGACGGTCCACGACGGATGTGAACTCATCGGTGATGATGGGTACCGCTCCAGACTTATCTCCGGAAAGAAGGCGGCGTGCCATTTCGACTCTAAATTTTTCTCCGTTCGATAATACATTGTACGGACGAAGCCAAGACGGAATTGTATTAAACCCGACGGACTGGCAAACTCTAGCGATATTCTCCATCGAGTCATTAGGAAAGTCATCGACCACACTGCGGCTGAGCCATTTATAGTCTTCCACACGTCCGAACTGGTTCTCCAAGATAAGAGTCTTGCCACTCCCCGAAGGCCCGACGATGAGTCCAACATTCCAGTTCCTTTCTTCTATTGGGATTTGACCTGAGAGAGACACGGATAGTTTATCTTCGATAGGGACATCGAACATGGAGCCGAGCATTTCCACTCGAAGTGTTCGATCTATTGACACTTCTTTTTTAATATCAAGATTCATGTTATCACCGGTTGGCATTTAAGGCCGACACTTCTAAACTGTTCGATTAGAGTTTTCTGCTGGGCTTCGTCATCGCAATCAATCATTATCTTATAATGAAGAACCTGCGCCACGCGAGGCGTATTCTGACCAGTAAATATCTTGACGGCCAATTCGACTTGTCTCTTGGCTGCTTCGCGTGAAGGTTGATTCTTTAGTATGGGAATCTTCGTTATAAGAGCGGCTAGTTCTAAGTCCTCAGAGGTCTGAGCCTTCGATTCTCCGAGCATCTCGGATAATTTATTGACGCCAAAGCCGGGCTGACTGCTATTCTTCTGAGTTTCAGAGGGACGGCCTTGCGTAGGTAAGCCATAAATCTCTTGCATGATAGCCAACAGCTTTTGCTTACCGAGAACTTGCTCTTGCCAGGATAAATCCTTACGTCTTACGTTCTCTTCCATTTCGATGGCAGAGAAAAGGAGACGCTTTTTGGGGTCGTCTGATTCGAGTTCGGAGCGCCATATATAATGAACTGCGTGTTGGAGTTCTTGGAAGCCTAGGGATTTCATAGCCGTTAGACGACGTTCTCCAGCTACTAACTTTATATACACATACCCACGCATGTTAGGGTCATTTGCAGAGTCATGCGTCAATACGATAGGCTCAATCAAGCCATTCTCTTTTATAGAGTTGGCTAGTCCAGGAATATCGCCTAAATCTTTACGAATACGAGATATAATCTTAATATCTTCGATCGGAACGATCTGCGGAATTTCCATTTTCTTCCTTTCGTATATTATACGGCGTCGATGTGGGATTCGAACCCATTAGGTGTGTACTTTACCTACCAAGCCACTCACAAGACACCGACGCCATACTTTGGCTTATCTAGAATTACTACTTAGCCAAACCCGAAGGATGCTTCTTCTGACATCCTGGAACTGCACACATCCATTGGTCGACCTTGGCGCTTACTTTATTGTTATATGTCGTCTGCTTTAAGAAGGCCTTCGACACACAACCCGTAAGCGGCCCGACATAATTCCACTGTTCTGGATTATCCTCGGGGCCGTTAAAGTCGCCAGGGATGTTAAAGCCGCCTTGGCCGTCTGGTACGAGTTCTAATCCGAACGAATGACAGAACGCTTCGATAATCCAAGGTGCACTTGAATTCAGATTGTCGAATACTATGCGGCCTGTTTCGGCCGGATGATTAATAACCTTAATCACTGGATTAAGATTCACGCTTGTACCTGACTTAGCATTCTTCGGTGCAAAGCCTTCTAGTCGAAGCTCATAAAGGCCTTCGGCCAGAGCTGGCTTCGATTCGAGTGATTCTTTTGAAAACGTCATTTTTGGTGACATACTATTCTATCTCCTCGGTTAGGGCGTAGCCCTATAGTGGTCAGGGAAGTCCCTGCCTTTCTTGCAGAGTAAAGTCTTAGAATTCTAGCGAAGCTCTCTTAGAATACATTCCATGGCTGTTACTAGACCACGGCGAAATTGAAATTCTGCATTGCGTCTTGCATCTTCGTGTTGTATAAGTTTTAATTCTGAATCTGGTGTTGGAAAAGTAGCCGTGTTAACCATATTAGCAGCAGGCTCGAAGTCGAATTTCTTTTGACCTTTACCTGCCTTCTTCTTGGCATATACTGCTTTCATTTTAATACTTAAATTTTTACGTTGTGCTCTTGTCATTTTGGTATCCTCGATTGGTGTTTTAAAATCATCTTCGATATGTCTGGTTCTTCTATCTGATCCAGTAACATAGTAGTCGCAGCGTCCATAGTATAATCCGGTAGAGGATATACTCTCGGAAGATACTTCTGGCCCTGCGGCGATGGGATAGGAGTTAGACGGACACGCCAAACTTCGTTGAAATACTTTAAGAGAGACTTATATCTCACTGGGTAGATAGAGACCTTTCCAGTATACTTAGGTTTTTCGTCAGTTGAATCGAGAGCTTCTTCAGGAATTTCGTGAAACACACAGAACACATTGATTGGGAGTGCAAAGGCCCGCATGACCGCACTCGACACGCCCTGCATCTCCGCATTCCAGGCATCATAGTTTTTCGCAACTCGAATCTCCAGTCCGGGGCCTATTTTAATTTTACGACATAGGTCCGCGTTATTATAGGTTTCATAGTCCATCATCATTTTGGCAAAGCTAGAGATAGAATCGAAGGCTAATGACGTTATAACAGTACCTTTCGGGACATTAGGAAAGATTCTAACGCCCATTTTAGTTTTGAGTTCTGATAGGTCTAGGCTTGATTCTAAGCCTGTCATAACATCAAATACCTCTTCGGCCGCTTGAGGCATTTTAATACCGCCTGGGTCTCGAAATGTTATGGCATAGACGCCCTTTTTACCAGCTAAGGCTTCGGCTCGTTGGTCGAAATCAAGAGCTAAAGTTATGCCAGGATTAGTAGAGATTAGAACTGATTTCCCGTTTTTTTCTGGGCCAATAACCGCTACGCGCAAGCGTCCAGTCGAAGACTCCTGTTCCATTGAACGTCCTTCTATCATGCTGATTCCATTTCAGCGTCCTCTTCTTTGGATAGAAGAGGCGTACATTCGTATACTGGGTTTAATCTCTTACATATCACGTCTCGATTGATTGAGAATTGTAATGTGTTGTTATTCTTGGGTCGAAATGTAACATAATACTCTCCGGTATGTTTAGATCCAGGTTTAGATGCGCGAACTAAATTTAAGAACGAATCTTTCTGATTTTCCCCATAAAATGTACATACTGTATCTGGAATACTTTGCTTTAAATCTATTTCAGGCTTTGAGAGCAAGAAGGCTGCCGTCTTCTGTAACTCTCGTGCCCAATCGTGACTTGTACTCATGTTTTAATTCTCCTTAACTTTCTCGGTTTTATTACCTGGTAAATTCGATAACATCTTCGCCGCTCTTATAAGCCTACGACAAATTCTACAGTGTCTAGCTCCTCGATGGTGTATTGCTGTATTTTCTGGAGTAAACTCATGACCACGCTTGCAATGAGTTTTCATCTCGTTGCTATCAGGATGCTTATGTGGTAAATGTTCCTCCATATGATCTGGATTTACACAACGTCTGTTACCACACTTGTGATGTAGTTCGTAGCCTTCTTGTATAGGCTTCTTTAATTCTTCATAGAATACTCGATGTGCTAGACAAGTCTTCCAATGGAAGCCCACTGTACCATAACCGTCAGCATTGGTGCAGCCAATCCATAACCAGCAACCGTTATCTAACTTACTGACATTCTTTCTTGTCATCTTGTCTATATTATTTGGCGTCTTTGTCATCTTTTAGTCCTGGAATCCAAGGAGCACGTTGGATATAATCCGCTTTGATAACCACTTCTCTGACACCGGGATCCTTCTCGTCTATATTCTGGAATTGACAGGACTTGCCCCACATATAGGAACAAGAGTTTTCGTTTCGTAACCAGAGGTTACGCTCGAAGCTTTCGCGTATTAGCTCCGCTTGTCGAAGGCGTAGCCTCTTCCACTCATCAAGCTCCGCTTCTGTATATGAGATGGTGAAACGCTTGAATCTTGGTCTCTTTATATCTTCACCGTCTTTGGTGGTTGTGTCCTTTCTTGCCACGGCATTAATAATAGCTCTATCACACGGCAATTCATAGCCGAGGCTTCTGAGTAGGACTTGACCCGCGATAATATAACCAGGAATTTGGATGTGCGGCTTATATTTACGCTGAGTATAGTTGTCGATTTGTGAAAGGGACTTATGATCAACCGGCATGATACGATCATTAAATATGACAAATAAATCCGGCTGTCCCATCCAATACAGAACAATTTTATCAGTCTCGCCAATGCACACCTCGCGGTTACGTCCGAAGGAAGCTTCTGCTGCTATTATCTTCCAAGTCTTATAGTCGATAGGTAGTTGACGAGCACCGTACTCGGCGATCATTTGGAGAGCACCGTATCTACCACCGAATTCCTTCCACATTTTCGGATGTAAAGCTTCCATCTCGTTCATATTCAAGGAATTCCACTTCTCAGTGGCTATGTTAACAAGTTCCATAGGTGAAAGGAACTTACCCTCGAATTGGTTAACGTATATAGACTCCATCACCGATGACCACCACGAACCGAGATCACGGGCCCATGGTCTATCTCCCTTTGCCTGGAGATGACGGACGTATTGGTACTGGAATAACTGGTTGCATATTCCGAAGGAAGAGGCCATACTTGCGTCCAAGTATATATTCCAGCGGCCGTCAGGTCTTATAGAGTAGATTTCGCCTGGCTTAACTTTATCCTCGGTCATTCTCTACCTGCCAACTTCCATAGACGTGGGCAATACTTCTGCCATATACCACCTGTATTCCAGATACGACAGAACTTACATTTGGCTATGTGCATACTTGCTCTGGTTAGTCTTGTCATTTTGGTTTATTCTTCGTCAAATTTAATAGTAGCGTGGCTACTTGTTCTTTAGTAAGTCCAAGTTTATTTAAGGCTCCCATTACTTTAGTTATATTCTCACTCTTATCCTTTATAGTAGAACCGGCGATGTTGTGTACTTTGGCGACGGCGCCTATTAGTTTGACCCTCTCAGATCGCGTTCTTAATTTCTTATTATAACGCTCCGCGCCTTCATGCTTCGCATGGCCGAGCATTATTCTTCGATAGTCGAGAACTTTCTCTGCCTCGTATACGGCTTCTTGATGGGCGCTTATATATGACTCAAGTTCTATATCGGTCATATTAGCGATTAACTTCCTAGAGCGCATCCAGGCTTCGCCGTTTAATATAATTTTACGCGCATTCTGCTTCGTTACTCCGTCTTCGGTTACTAGAGGCTCAGACGTTATACCAGTGTTAGAAGTGTTCACGCACTCAACACATAAATTCTTATCCATCGGACTAGTATGTTCGGGGCAGTATGGCCTTTGACACATACTACATAGTCCTTCGGAGGTTAATACGGTAGTACAAAAGAAACATAGAGTTTCGATATTTGGGGTACTATCAGCCATAGCGTTTCTAAGTTCCTTTCTAGTTAGTCAACGCCTTTGATTAGAAAATATATTATGCAATAGATACCGCAGATAATATCTCTTATTCTGCTCACCTCACACGCTCCTTGGTCACGTCCCGCGATGGGGTGGGAGTCACTTGCTGCCATCGTCAGCCTCCGGGGTGGATTCGGCTCAGTGGTCAAGATTTCCTCCCGGCGAGATATTCGAGAGCGTCGGCGCACATTGCCAACGCGCATTGCTCTGGTTCGGCATCATTGCAGGAATGAACTCCCGGAAGATTGTAAGAGACTTCACGCCATTTTAGGCCCAGCTTCCGCATCTCGGCCCGCAACTCTGCCTCTCGTGATTCCGAAGCGGCGAGAGCGGCGATTCCACCAGCGCAGAAAATTTCAAACTCCCGACTGCTTCCAAGTGGGTACTTCTCTATGAAATAGGTATATGCTGGTTTTTCCTCGAATGTCGTCACTGTCGATCCTCCTTTCTACAATCTCTGACATGCCATCTCCACGGCTACTTTAATATCTTCGATACTGGCGTAGGGGGCGTGTATTCTTTGGATAGCCGGGTAATTAGGTGAGAGAAAGAGCATATCTCCTTGACTAAGTAATTGCTCCGCCCCGCTAGATCCCAAAATTGTTCTGGAGTCAACTTGGCTTGGCAGCCGGAAAGTAATTCTAGCTGGGAAGTTAGCTTTGATATTTCCCTCAACAACTTTGACTGAGGTACGTTGCGTAGCAGCAATAACGTGGATGCCTGTAGCTCTAGCTTTTTGGACGATCTTACCGAGGAGATATTCGGCTTGCTTTCCGTAGCTTTTCGTCGGTCTTCCATCAGGTCCTTCCTCTTTGGTTGGGTCTTGTAAAGGATCGGCTAGTTCATCTATTACTAATATCACGTATGGCATATTCTTCGAAGAGAATCGTTCGTGATACTGGGTTATGTTTTGGCACGAGTGCTTCGCTAAAGTACCTAGTCGAGTCTCAACATCGGAGACTAAATCGGTCAGGTTGTATATAACATCTTTAACCGATGTAGCTACAGGATATAGAAGGTGTGGGGCTTTCTGAAAATGAGTGAACTCAACTTGCTTTGTATCACACAGGACGAATTTTAACTCGGATGGTAATTTGCAGTACATCAGTGCCGATATCATTGAATTTAACAGCGTCGATTTTCCACCGCCCGTTGACCCGGCTATCAATAAGTGGGGCAAGGAAGTTAAATCTTCGACTACTGTTTTCCCGGTGTGATCCATTCCGAGCAGGAGTGGAAGCTTCGCTTTGCTCGTCCATACGGCACCTACGCTTTCTTTGAATTCTAATACTTTACGTTCTTTATTTGGTACGAAGATACCTATAGCATTCTCACTTGGTAGTCTTTGAATCTGGACCGACTCGACGCCAAGGCTTATGGCCATATCGTCGCTTAGGTTCTCGACGTGTGAGACCTTTGTAGCATTGGTTGGTACGAATCTATATAACGATACGATAGGACCGATGGAGACTTCTGGTAGAAAATGACCATCTATCTTTAGCGAAGCTAGTTTAACTTGGAGCTTCGCTAGGACGACTAGTTGGTCAGGAGTTAGATTTGACTGCAACGTAATCCTCCGGAGTTTTAACTTCTACCCATTTCCCATCCATCGGAAGGTGGATGAATTCATTGGCGCCAAACCACGTTGCATCTTTTAGTGGTACCCAGCCATGTGAGTTGGACCAGTAGAGCGGGTAGCCTTCGTTATCACAGGTGTCAAGCACGTTCATTACTAGATACTTCATCTTTAAGCTCCGCTTTATATCGTAGGTAGTGAGTTTCGCATAGGTGATATTCACTATTGGCAAATGCCGGGCCCAGACGTTTTGGTATTGAATCATCGACTAATACGTGCATAGCAATCTGCTTACAGGTTAACTCGTCGCATAGTCGGTAGTTAACAGTTTGATTCTTGATTATTTGACTGAATTTCATCTATCGAACCTCATTAGCTCCGCTAGTTAGGAATAGCGTCGCAGCTTGGCTTCGTGTTTCCGGTAATAGATAGGCGAATGCGGTAGCGAAGCTTTTTACATCTTTGAATTTGACGAATAGACCTCCGGTTATATCGGAGATATTCTTTAGAACATCCTCACCGGATGTTGAATCTCCGATGTGAACAGTATCTATTGGTATCTCCATATTCTTATACTCTTCTGCCTTCGCTCTTGGCGACTCATTTGGCTGCCCGTCAGAGATTAAAATAGCTCTGGTCATCTTATAATGAGAGAGACAATAATGCATAGTCTCATACATAGGCGTACCGCCGTCAGCCTTCAATCCCATGCAGAGCATCCAGAGTTTCATTTTATCGTTGGTTAATTCGATACGAATCTGTTCTGGAAATGACTCTACTGCTATGGCAGTATCGGCCATGTTGGCCTTCTGGATGAAATCTTGGATGGCCTGTTCTAATAGTTTAACTGGCTCACCACCCATCGAACCTGAAAGGTCGATCATAATTGCTATGCGGTTAGGTAGGTTATTAACATTATCTTCTTTTAACTCGGGCGGTACTACCTCGTCGTATAACTGCTTTTCAGCTATACGACTATGAAGGCCGCCAGGCTTTATTCCAATTTTATTCTTTGTAGTTATATTACTCATTCTCTTTCTCCATATACATAAAGGTATATCTTCTCGGCGGTCTTTAGTACATTGTCAGAATTAGATTCGTCAAGGTTAACGGATTGTTCGATGCACCATTTCTTACGTTGTGTTTCCTCTTGTAGCTTCTGTCTCGTTTGTGCATTTAATTCATTAACTTCGTAGTCGGAGATCACTGTCTATATACCTCCTTCTCAATCTTCGACCACGCTTGATTAAGCTTCGTCATGGCTTCCATATCACCTCCTCTATCTGGGTGCAAGGTCATGGACGCCTTTCGATACGCCGCTTGAGCTGCATCGAATGGTAATAATTTCATAAAGGTTAAGAGCGCGGAATCTAAAGTGTTCGTTCCGCTAACACTTATATTCTTTGATTGGCCTTCCACTTTATCTCGTGTTAGGACGGCGACTTCTTGGATACCGAATACTAAGACACAGAGTTTAGACACGCCGTCAATATACTTCTCCGTGAAAGTCCACGTTTTGGTAGTCGGTTCCCAATTCCTGTCACTATGAGGAATAGCTTGCTTTAAGAATGCTACTGCCTTTTCTAACTTATCCTTCTCACCGTAAGGCAATTTCATTTGTAGTTGATAGGCTTGAACTTTTACATCCCAGTATATCATGCACTTCGCCATAGACTTTATATCTCCGATCTAAAGAATAAAACACTAGGCTAGCCTCTACCCAGACGGGTTAGTAATCCACATCGTACCCCATTGCAACGGAGGATTACTTGCGATAGCCATTCTATGCGTTCTAAATGGACGTATCAGGGATAAAGGCTAGCCGAGTCTGTTATTCTTAATCTTGGACGGAATCTTGGCCCATCTTGGCGATGATATTTACTACGTATAAACCTACTACGTACCCGAAGGGAAGCCACCAATAAGATGGTCCATTTATAAGGACACATAGAATTGAGGTTAGGAAGGCCCATAATACTATTCTCATATAGAATCTCCTTTTATATAATTCGAGAAGGGTAAGGGACCTTGGGAGGTATCCCCTACCCGACTCGAACCGCTATGGCGTAGCGCACGTTCCGTGTATATTCTATGCTAGAAAGTCTATTTCGGTTTCTCTCCGACACTAGACTAGTCTGGAGCTATACACGGAACGTGATCTCTTTTACTGCCCGACTGCGGCTGATGGATTCATTGCTGCAAGGATAGAAGCCAACGCCTCGGGTGTAATTTCATATCCAGCAAGCTTCGACAAGGCACGTGCGGCCTTGGTCTCAGGCGATGCACTCTTGCGTTCTGCGACCGCGGAGGCTGCATCCGATAGGTCATAGATGCCTTCGACTGGGGTGAAGTTATCATTTTCCATTAAAGCATAGGCAAACTTCTTCTGCTTACGCTTCAATCTGGAATTGATAATATTCGCCTGTTCGAGACTTGATGGGACAATCTCCGCGAAGTCATTTAGAGGATCGGCATCGGATACTTCTGAGATACCGAAGGTCTGGGTGAACTTAATCTCGACCTGGATACCGGCCTCTTCCTTCTCGGTTACGAACTCGGCTACCTTCTCTTCGTCAATCATATCGTGTTCATGTTTACCATCCTTCGTGAGCCAATCCACGCGGACGATTGTTTCGTTGTTAACTACCTTTGACATTTTATATCTCCTATTTGAATTTAACTACTGGGAAATCTTATACATCCGAATGTGTTCGGACATCTGACACTTCGGAATAGTATAACTTCGCCTGTTTCAAGCATGACTCGCTGGAACAGACATAAGACTGGTTGTGCTCGGCCATTTCTTTATTGAAGCGGCCATATTCTTTACAATCCATGTTGGTGCATAGAAGGAACGTAGCATGTACGGAGTATGGCTCCGATGGTAGAAATTCAGTTATCGTACGGGATATAACGGGCTCGTGGCATTCGTCACAGGAGCGCTTTTGTGATGCACAATATTTACACGTTTGGATCATATTATGCCATCCTTAAAACTATATCATGTAGTCTATCTTTCTTCTCTTGTAGAGGCGCCTCGATTAATAGGCTAAATGTCGCCATTATCTTTTCATGCGCGTCCTCGTAAGATACAGCATCGTAGCACTCGCAGCCTTTCATAAATAGAAGAAAGGCTAGATAATCACTATCCGACATATCCTTATTGAAACGCTTGCGATAGCCTTCTCTAATTTCTTGTTCTGATATCATGTATAACCTCTTTAATTACTTGCTGCGATTAAAATTATCGTAAATATACCAAGGAATATAGCCATGGTAAGGAATACAAGAACATCATTCCATGATGGTTGGTCATTATTGTTCATCGGATGGAGGCTCCTTTTTCTTAAACAAATCATCGAGAGTAAAGGCGTTAGTATCAGGTTGATCCTCAGTTTTTATTTCAGGTTCAACCTTTTTAATGACTAATTCGGGCTTCTCTTCCTCTACTATAGCCTTCACTCCGGACGCCTCTATTTCGGTCGCTATTTCCTCGACTGTGGCGCCTCTGTCTATCATAATATGTAATCGCTCTTCGAGAGGGAGCTTGGCTAAATCACGAATAGCCTTTTCCTTCGATACAAAGTCCTTTGACTCTCGATTAGGTGCTGCCAGACACCCTGACAACTCGCTGGTCGGTTTCATACACCTTTTACACTGCCATACGTCTACACCAGCAACCATAGACTCTTTCTGCATACGGTATATAGACCGACCACCGCATATACGACAATGATCCCATCCGCGACCGCATACGCAAGTAGTCATTTACTTCTTTTCCTCTTCGGCACGTTTCCTTCTGAGTTCCATAACATCACGTATCAGTTTCTTAGCCTGCTCTGGTATCTGATCCTTAGTACCTGTTTGGGCGTCATAGAATACCTCAGCACACCCGCGACATGAGAATGCCATTTCAGTTACAGGCTCACCATTCTCCATAACTACATTACCTTCGGAATCCTTCAAGAATCTTTTCTTTGACGGTACCGCATACCTCGGCGCTCTCCCACATGAAGGGCATTTTGGTATTCTACGCATGGTTTACACTCCTTGCTTGCATTTTTAGAGTATCTCATGCGTCAAGATATTGTGTCAAGTCTTTTTATCTTCTTTCGATTCATAGACTTAGACGTGTCTGATTTGACACAATAGTTCGTTTGCGCGTGCTAAAGTTATTACGCTGCTATGTCGTTGAAAAGAAGAGTGTTATATGTTTATAGATGTAGATGTCTCACTAAATATCTCTCTATATTACTACTACTACTATACTTAGGTAAATGAGTTTTAGCACACACATGGATTACAAGAGAGATAGATTACGCTTCGCGTCAGTTTTAGTCCTACGGCATGCTCCGCATGGCTCGTAGAGAGTTTTATCGTGGTAACAGAAATGGAGGTAATATCCCTGAGGATGCCATTCGGCATTAGATTCCAAGGCACTAGGCTCGCGCTTAGTATGGGCCTTTGGCAAGGCTTTACTATCGCGGCGAGCCTGTTCCTCAGCAAGCTTACGAATTAGATTCATAAGGGTAATTGGCGATAATCCAATTCACCAATTCCTCAAGTGTAATAGCACCGTCGTTATATTGCTGAACACATGAGGCTACACGTTCAAGATATTCTTTCATAGCTATACCTCCACCGCGCGGCTGGTAGCGTCAAGGGGCCATACACTAATGGTATGAACTATCTTCCCTTCGCCAGTAGTTCCTATGTGGACGCCTAGATTATCGGACTAGGTTGCATCCAGCCGCGTGGTAGAGATATAGATTTTAATAACCCATTCGCCTAGCGCGTATCTCCGATATTAAATCGAAGATATATCGCGCGCTTGAAGGCTATGCAACATGACCGTTAGGGTCGGTCGCCGCTTCAAGCTGTTCGTCGGTTAGGTCAATATGGTCAAGTGTCCCATCGCCGTCTAGCGTATCTTCCATTTCGATAGTCGGGTGGCCATCGGGTACTTGCATGCCCGATAGTTCGGCTATCACTAATGGGTCGATTGGCCGTCGTAGTTGTAACTGAACACGGATATATTCTTTGACGGCCTTGCCAGCATTACGATTGGCCTTATTCTTCGCAGCATTCTCCCATCGACGTTCGATGGAATCTTTGCCCGTAGAGAGCATATCTAGAGCTACGAATAGCAAGCTCTTGATATGACCTCGCGAAGCGTATTCTTCCTGAAGCCGCATAATACTTGACACCGCGTCCGCAGGTATAATAAGGTCCTTACACTCGACCTGTTGACCATTCCTCTTAGTGAACATTCGATTCGCCATAGCGTCACCTCGTATATAGAATCGTATGGCTAACGTATCGCACAGGTATTACCCTGTGCTAAGACATTACTTCTTTGTCTTATGTTGGCGGCGTATATGACGCGGTAGTGAGCGCACGATTGCTTTACATTGTGGGCATACACTCTTAGTCTTATTGTGCCGTCCATTATCGCGTGTACTCATTGTAATACCTCCGCGATACGTTAGCCTCTACGAAGTATCGAAGATACTCACTAGGCGAATGGGTTGTATCATATAGTGGTAGCATAGTCTCTCCAATAAGACTAGCAGGTATATAGAACGCATCTACGCTTTCAACCTGCCGCAGTCAACTTTTGTGAGTACTGACTCTATGCTACCACTACTAGTAGTGTGATCGGCTCTTCTGATACATGCACTACTACATATAGTGTTCGCACTTCGACTGCGATGCTTCGATGTCTGAAGCCATGGGATATAGAAGGGACTGACCCTAGAGGGGGCAAAAAACGAGAAATATGAGAATGAGTATGGAGCAATCGCAAATAATTTTTTCCTGCCATATAAATTTCATATCTGTTCAGTAACCGAACACTTTGGCCACTTCGTGTTTTAATAGAGTTAGTCATTTTTCGTTGTAAGTTATTCATATTAAAAGAAATAAAAAGACTTGACAGCTTCGCTACTCTGTGATACGATGTCATACATCGAGTAGTGTATTTAAACTTAACAATTTCGGCTTCGCCTTCTCGAATATAAAATGGCCAAGATTAATATAAACGGGATGAATCGGGATACGACCTTAAGCGGGACGAGTGGGTCGGGGCCCGGGGCGCCCTTTGGCGGTCAAGCATCACCGGGGCCGGCTCCAGGTACTCTTCATGCCCAGACTAAAATCAGAATCGAGCAGATCGCTAGATACCGCATTGCGGGAATTAGAGATTTTCGCATCGCGGAGATTCTTAAAATTACCCCTGCCGCTCTTAAATTTATTACAGAGAAGGTTGAATATAAAGAAGTCGAAGAGGCGCTCTTAATTGGTCATCTAACCGAGATGGACTTAGCCTTAGCCGGTCAAGTCGACCCTCTACGACAGGAGATTCGGAATGCAGTCCCAGCTGCGCTGCGATGCCTGGTTGATGCGGCTACTCAACGGAGAGACTTACGAACGGCCTTGGCGGCCAGCGTCGAGATTCTCAAACGGGACCCAGATCGAGTTGCTCCGGATCTTGAGAAGGCAGCTAAAGTTGATGGCTCGTATGACGAATTCTCGATGATGAAGACGATACCTCAAAGTATGATGGAAGAGACGGCCCGAAGTGCGGACGTAGTTGCCACTCAACTCTCGAATAAGAGGACACATTAAAATGGCCAAATCTAAGAAAACTGATAAGATGAAATCTTCGAAGAAGAATCCATTTGCTAAGAAGAACAAGAAGAAGTAAGCGGAGCTTCGCTTCTTGACCTCGATGTATGACATAGACGAATGTGTTCGCGCGCCCAAGAAACCTAAAGTGTTCGCTGTGCGAACGGATAAGGACTCAAAATGAGCAACTCACCTAAAGGCTCAGGCGGAAATATCAAAGGTAAAGTAGGCGGAGAGATTGCTGCGGGCAAGACCTTCGATGTTTCAGATTATCCGTCTACGATTAACTTCACCTCAGACTCATACGATAATTCGAATCTAGTACACGAAGGCTCGATGAGTCGTCGCCCAGGTGGTAGTATGCGTGGCTCTGGACCCTGGCACACAAAATGTAATGCTCCTTCCGTAGATGAGCCTATATTCGGTAAGAATGGCAATCCTGGTAAATCAAGATTCGATTCGTAAAAGGAGATTCTATGAATCAGGTTCCGTTATCTAAACTACCAGCTGCATCGTCACATCCTGGTATTTCAGTCCACCCGCCGGCTAAGCCTTCTGGCATCCCGTTAACTCAGACGGCGCCGGCCACCCATCGTATTGTCGAGACATTCAAGGGTACTATCAATAACCATGTCATCGACGTTATTGATAAGTCCGGAGATAAAACTCAATACTACGCCTTCATGGCTCACTGTCAAACTTGTGCCTGGGACTCTAGGCAACATACCTTAGCCACAGCAACAGCAGTTGCTAAGATGCACGTTGGTCTATAATATATGCACGACCACGATGAGAAGGAAGAAGTAAGACTTCTTAAAAAGATTCTACACGAACTTGAGCTAATTCTCAAGGAAATAAAGAAAGACGCAGTTCGGTCGGTAGCGTCCTTCCAAATCTTTGCATCGACTATTATAGAGGAGAATCAAATGAATATCAATCCTGGTCAGTCTACAGTCCTAACTGCTGTACCCTTGGACTTGAACGGAAATCCAGTTACTCTTCCTTCGGGAGATGTACCCAACTGGAGCGCAAGCGATACGAGTCAGATTACGGCTACGCCTTCAACTGATGGCCTTTCCTTGACCGTCGCAGTTAATCCTGGGGCAACCGCAGGCGATGTCGTATTCACCATCGCAGACGCAGTTAATCCGAATGCGATTGGCACCTCCACGCTGTCAATCACGTCGGTTACTCCGCCTCCTAGTGGTGTAGCCTCATTCAACATCACCGCTTCGACGCCCGCTAAAAAGCGTTGAATAGATTTATAGCGGACTCCGTATCCAACGGACGACAGCTATAAGATAGAGGCTAGTACCCGCGTTGTCGGATATCTAGCCTCTACTAATATTATGAAAGCCGAGATGGGAGAGTGAGTGGTGCTGAGTTATAAATCCGGGTTACCTGTTCTGACGACTCAGGTCCGGTGAACTAAACTGTCACGCCACTCACTTGTCCCGAAGCCTGCCCAGCAATATTGACAGGCAGTTCAAAAGTCGTCCCGCAGGGGAGGCGCCAGCCGACCCGAGGACTAGCCTCACCGATCGAGCAGTCTTTAGAGCATCACCGTCGTAGACTCCTGCCGAGGAGATTGCGATATGAATTGGAAGTTCAAGAACAAAGTATATTAACTCAATTAGGTACGTTCAAGCCCGTATCCATCGCCGGCTTGAAGGGCCTTGAATTTCGTCGCGCCTTGCGCACGAATTGTTTGGGTTCATTATATTACTTTATAAAAGTTGGTCTTCGACGTAAGCGCCTTGTCGATCACCTTCATGAACCGCTATGCACTTTTCTCGAAAGGGATCACATTAAAGACGTGATAGAGTGGCCACGTGACCACTTCAAATCTACCATCGGTTCTGAAGGTTTCCCTATCTGGCGTGTGCTGCCCGTCAATGAGGAAGACCTTAATGAGTTTTCAAAGCTCGGCTACTCCGATGAGTTCCTCAAATGGCTCCTACGAGTTCACCGTCCAGAGGCAAGAAATCTCCTCGTTTCTGAAAACATTACAAACAGTTCTAAACTTGGACGAAGAATTTCATTTCATTATGAGAGTAATACGATCTTCCGCTTCCTCTTCCCAGAAATAATACCGACCTCGTCGCAGACTTGGTCCAATTTCAGTCTGCACCATCGAGTTCCCTCGGCTGCCGCAGCACTATCTGGGGGACATGGTGAGGGCACCTTCGACTTCCTCGGCGTTGGGGGTGCTCTCCAGTCTCGTCACTATAACGGTATTATAGTCGAAGACGATCTTGTCGGACGTAAAGCCGTAGAGTCCACGTCCATAATGGACAAGACCATCGAGTATCACAAGCTCATGGTTGGCGCATTTGAGAATGAAGAATCTGTAGAAGAGAACGACGAGCTTATAATCGGAAATAGGTGGGGTTACAACGACCTTAATAGTCATGTACGTGAGCATGAGCCTGAATTTAGGGTCACAACTCATTCTGCTATGGGCGGCTGTTGTAATATGCACCCTCCCGATCAAACTATCTTCCCAGAAGAGTTCAACGAAATAAAATTAGACAGGTGGCGTAGAAGGTTAGGTAACTATTTATTCTCGTGTCAGTTCTTAAATAATCCTAGCGCCCCTGAAAACGCCGACTTCCATCCCGAAGACCTGCGATATTTTAGTCTTGAGAAGGACTTGAAAAATGGAATCGAAGAATGGACAATCCATCACGAGGTTACGAATGGAGTTGTTAAGAAGAACTTGGCAGTTAATCATCTTAACCTGTGCCTTGTTGCTGACCCTAACCATTCCGGGAATTCAGGAAGTGGGCGTTGTCGTCATGCTATTAACGTCGTTGGCCTGTCTAGCGACGGTGATTTTTATCTCATAGACTCCTGGGCCCAAGCAGCCTCGTATGATACTTTTTATGCCAAGATATATGAGATGTCTGATAAGTGGAAAATTAGAAAGCTTGGGGTAGAATCCTATGCTGCACAGAAGTATATTCTTCATCACATCGACTATACAAATCGGCTCGAAGGTCGCAATCTAAAAGTCATACCCCTCGAAGGCGAGGTAGACGCCGGCGATGGAGAAATGACTAAGAAGAAGGAATTTAGAATCCGAAATGTTCTCTCACCTATATTCGAGACACACAAGTTTTGGGCCCAACGAAGACAGCAAGATTTCTTCGGCGAGTTCTCGGCGTTCCCTAAAGGTAAATACAAAGACACTCTCGATGCTTTGGCGTACGCTCCTCAAATGCTTCGTCTCCCTGCTGGTTTCCTAAAGGAGATGATGTGGAAGGCAGCGAACGCCGCTGGTGCCCGTAAGATAAACCAACCATACGCCGCAGGAGGTATGCGATGAGTTCCTTTCTAAGTGGTCTAATGTCAGTTGGAAAGAAGATAGGTGGAGCAGCCTCAAGTTGGGCTGAGGGTACTAAGGTTGGTCAAGATATGAATAAAGCTCGTCAATCTACTATGAACCCTTGGTACAGTGTAAAGAAGCAACCTGGTTCGAAGAACGAATCTGATACGGACTCATCGAGCCTTGGAACGAGCGCATAAATGACTGACCTAGTAAAGGTCGCCTTGATCGCTGCTACTCCGCCTTTAGCGGTAGGTATATGTAATCTCATTGTTAACCTTTACACGAATCGTAGAATGACTGTTGTTAAAAAGAGCGTAGATGGTGTCAAAGATCAACTAGTCGCTGCGACAGCAAAGTCATCCTTCGCCGCAGGCGTAAAACACGAACAAGATAGCCCGGAGATAAAGCCTACTATATGAACCCATTCTTCACGACAATTTATGATTGGATTCTAGCTCATCAAACTCTGGTATCTCTATTCTTCTATCACTTGGCTATCGCTGTTACGACTAGCCTTGAGATGCCCGACAATACGAGTAGTAAGTTTTATAGATTCTTCTTCCGCTTAGTAAATAAGCTCGCTGCCAACTACGCGCGCTCTAACGCATCTCAAAGTCCTGTCGGCAATCTTCCACCTAAAGTGGACGATATGCCTGTAGCAGTTCCAGTAGATACTAAAAAGAAGTTTACTTTGATTCCTCCTACGAGGTAACATGATTATCTATCTAAGCCTTTTAGTCTCGATTATCGGCGTTCTAATGTATGCTCTTAGCTCTAACCCAAAGCTAGTTGAAATCGGACGCATGATGTTCTGGGTCGGGTTGTTAGCGTTCCTTTTAACAGACTCATCTCTGTTGACTGTGATCCGAAGGTAACTATATGAATAGACGATCCTTCATTAAAATCTCTAGCACAGGCGTTCTAAGCTTCGCCATCGGTAGCGTAGCTACTTTGGACGGCTGTACCGTATTCGATGATATTCTAACCTGGGTTCCTATCGGCCTAACCGCCATTCAAGGCATCGTTACGGTACTTGGACCGCTTATCTCTCCTGGCGCCTTGACTATATTAGCTCTTATTAAGGCTGGCTTCGCTGATTTAAGCGCCGCTGTAAGCGAGTATAATAACGACACGAATCCTGCTGACAAGGCTAACCTACTCTCAAAGATTCGTACGATCCTGGCGGATATCGTAAGTAACTTCCAAGCATTTTTAGACGCCTTAAATCTTGGCGACAATCCGATTATCAACATCGTTATCGGCTTGGCGAACATAGTTATCTCCGCTATCGAAGGCTTCATGAATCAACTTCCTTCCACGAAGTCTACAGCCTTAACTACGAGGCTCAGCCTTGGAAGTAAGAGTATAACCGTGACGCCTAAATTCTATAAGAGTGTTAAAGATTTTAAGAAAGACTATAACTCATTCGCTCTCGCAAATAATCATGGGGAGATTATAATTCACTAATGAGCATCCCTACACACAAAGGCGGCAAGCTAGGTAAGTTAAAGCCAGTGGGCCATTCAGACACCTTACTCTTTAACTCTGCCTTGTCCAAGGCTATCCTTCCTGCCCTCCCGCCTAGTGTGGCTTGGGAGAGTAAGGTTACTTCATGGAATATGCTTTTGAACGATCAGCTTGGAGACTGCGTAGAGGCTGCGATTGGTCATACCATTATGACCATGACCTCTCAGGCTTCGAGTATCGTTATACCTACTGACAATCAAATTCAAGACGCATACTCCGGTATAACAGGCTACGTACCTGGCGATCCTTCAACTGATAATGGTACCGTAATGGTTGAAGCTCTAGCTTATTGGAGAAATAACGGCATCGCTAATGACAAGATCGTTGGATGGGCCTCAGTCAAAATTGATTCTGACCTGATCGAATTTCGACATGCTATTGCACTTTTCGGAACTGTACTCGTAGGCTTCAACTTCCCACAAAGTGCGATGGATCAATTTAATTATGGCCAGCCTTGGTCTATAGACATGACTTCGCCTTTGATAGGCGGTCACTGTGTAGCAGTTTCAGAATACGATAACCAACGTCTTGTCTGCGAGACTTGGGGCGCCCTACAACCCATGACTCTTGGCTTCCTCCCTTACTACGCCGACGAAGCCTATGTAGTAATAACTCAAGATTGGATCGAGTCAAATAAAAGATCACCTTCTGGATATAATATCTCAGTATTGACTGGCGATTCTAAGGTTCTAAACTAATGGCCGACTTTATACCATTGAAAATGTCTTTGAACTCTGACCCTGAGATTAAACTTAGGCGTCATCTCAAGGGTAGAATACTGGCTCTCGAAGACGGTTTACAGCAACTACACGAGGATAAGATCAATAAGTGGCGTAAAGCTTATGAGGCAAAACCAAGAGAAGAAGTACGGGAATTCCCATTCTATCACGCTTCTAATCTTGTTGTTCCTATCATTGCTATCTTTAGTGATACTCTTCAAGCTCGTGTAATGTCAGCTTTATTGAAGACACGACCACCTTGGGTAGTCAAGATGATCGGCACGCATCCAGATATGCCAGAAGGCCTAACTGGGGCGTTGGAGGAATTCCTTGAGTATGTTGGAATCGAACCCGAAGAGCTTGACTTGTATCGTGTATACCATGAATGGACGGGCGATACAATCAAATACGGGACTTCCGTGGTTAAAGCACCCCACGAAGTGCGATACATGCACGAAGTTATCGGAGTGGCTGGCGACGGTAAAGGAACCATCGAGCCTGAGTTTATTCAAAGTTTAGAGTATGAGGGTCCAAGACCAGAGAAGATTGCATTCGAAGACTTCCTAATACCTCCGGCTTCGAAGACTTTAGAGGCTGCGGATATTATTATTCACAAGCGAGTAATGACACGGAACGAACTCGGCGAACGCCGATTCTTTAAGATATACGAGCCTTCGCGCGTAGATATGATATGGAATAAGCCTGATAGAAGTGGCCCATCATATACACAGACGATGAAGGAAGAGTCGAGCGGGACTCATACGAGTTCTGGATACGGCTATGCTGAATGGGATATATATGAATGCTGGCTTAAATGGCTCACGCCTGATGGTAAATGGCGTCCAAAGATTGTCGCTACTTATCATAAGAATTCCGATACCCTGCTGCGAACAATATACGACACATCAAAGTTATTACCTTACGCGCTGGCAAGATTATTCTACAGGGACGATTCTATATATGGATATGGATTCTGCGAAACGATGTGGTCCTTTCAAGAAGAACTAAGCGAGGAGCATAATGGCCGCCTCGATAATAGAACCATTGCGAATACTCGTCTATGGCGCGTGGACCCTAATAGTAAGCTCCACGCTGGTTACAGGATATATCCAAGTGCGCTCGTACCTGCAGAAGAAGGCGAGATTGAACCACTCCAAATGGGAGACATCTCGCCGCAGACAATTGACGATGAAAGATTTTCTATCGAATTGGCCGAGCGACGAGCGGGTATCAGCCCTCCGATGCAAGGTGCAGGCGCAGGTTCTCAGGGAAAAAGAGGTATATATACAGCGCAAGGAACACTTGCCGTAATGCAAGAAGGTAATAGAAGAACAGACCTCAACATATCTGACATGAGATATAGTCATACGAGATTGGGTCGAATTCTTCTATCCGACTACGCACATAACAAAGTCCGACCTGCACTCTTAAAAGTATTCGGAGACAAAGCGGAGCTAATAGAAGAGGCTTTACAAGCTGTCAGAGATGGTAAATTAGGATTACCCATATACTCTTCGAGTGCTTCGATAAATAAAGAGGTCGAGAAACAATCGAAGATGATGCTTATAGGCTTAATGAAGCAGCACTATGCCGGCATCGCTCAAATGATAGCTCAGATAAGTCAGCCGACCATCCCAGACGATGTTAAAAAGTATTTGAGTGAAGTCATTAAGGCGTCGAATATCGTAATGAAATCTACTCTTAAAGACTTCGACATGGAAGACGTAGACCTACTCGTACCGGAGGTAGAAGCACATGGCAATGCAACTTCACAGGCCCAACCTGGACAGCAACCCGGCGCGCAGCCCCTTGGACAAGCTCCTCCTCAAGGGCAGCCGAGTTCGAACGTACTTGCTATCTCCGGACGGGGCGGAGTATCGAACGTACCTCCAGGCAATGCGGGATGAGGCCATGGAGCGGCTTATAACCATTAAAG